ACAAAAGTAATGGGAAGCACCCGGAACTCCACCCGGTAGCTGCCGTCCCTGATTACGTTGTAATTCAAGCACTTGTTCAGCTCTTCCACCAAAGCCTCAATCCACGTGAATACGTTATTCGCAACGATTTCCATATTCAGTGTGGCCGTGGCATAGTTACCCGTAGAACTGCCACTCAGAGCAGCAGCGGCCACGCCGATGTCCTCATTCACATCCTCTTTGATGGCATTTTCGTTTTCCTCATTCAAAAGGGAGAGATCAACCGGAAGCCGATCCATCTTTGTGCCAGAAGCCAAAGAGAAGAATGATACACCGTTTGTGTTGCTGCGTTGCGTCAGCGCTTGCTTGACTGTGTTATGCTGGTTTTCTTGCTGTGACTGAGACAGAGCAGATGTACCCTTGTCCTTTCCCTCGGGGAAAGTCTCATAGTAAATCTGGTTATTGACCGTATCCAACACACGCCGCTTCGTATTGATGAAGTATTTGGCGTAGTCGATATCGTCCAACGCGGCTACTGCAAAAGGCACACCGTACGGATCGTTCTGTCCGCTCTTGATCTTGGTTACAATCGTCTTGCGCCAGTCCAGTCTCTGCCAGCACGCACCATCCGGGAACTCTCCATTGGAATATCTGCGCCATCCTTCTTGAATCTGACGAGGGAAGCCTTGCAGCTTACGCTTACGATCTCCCTCTGTCATGGCGCTAAAATACCGCAGGTCAAACGCTACTTCGTAACAGTTGTTCCTGCGGCCAATGATTCTTGTATATTCTACCGGCAAAGAAATAACAACACAGTTGACGCCGGCTGAGTTAATCTCGGTGATGCCTTGGATATCAAGATCAGTCAGCGCAAGCCGATCGTCTACTGGTACTGTTCTCGTCTCCATGTACCCCACGTACATACCCTCATTGGCATCGTGGAATAGACCGTCACGAATAACCTCCTTGTAGCGCATCGACCGGAGCACGCTGGTCATCTTGTCCATGCTGGCACGATACCCTTTACGGGAGCCTCCCGCTTTCTTGGGCTTAACAACTACCACATAATCAAGGGAGTGAAGACTAACCAGGCTATCAATAGCTGTCGTCACCGTGCCGTTTGAGTAATACGCCCACTTCGCCCATTGACGCAATTCAGAGATGTACTGCATAGGATCTCTCGCCATTCGCGTGATTTCTTCCGTGGAATACGGTGCCGTACATTTCGTACCGTAGTTGACCACGTTCAAATAAGACGAACCCAAACGCGTGTTGAACTCATAGGTCTTGTCGTCCTGCGGCGCACTGTTTACTTGCGACATAGGTACTGCGGCCTGCGTTTCAGATTGATTCCGGCCCATAATCCGACCAAAGAATGATTTTCCTGCCACTTGTCTTCACCTCCTTTAATTACAAAGTGTTACGTATTCATACCCGGAGCTATCCGAGAAAAGATCCGCCTCCAAAAGTGAAACGAAATAGTTGCCATAAGATACTGATGTATACCGGTCTTTCCGCGCACCTGGGCGTTCCTCAATCTTAATGAGGTTGGTCTGGTTCTGCACAGTATACTCCAACCCAATCATCTCATTGATCAACGCCACTGTCTCAAGGAAAGGACGCTCATAGAAAAGTTGGGTATCTACATCGGCAGAGACATACTCAGGATACAAGCGCTGCAATTCTTCAACGCCCTCTTGGTTGCTTACCATGAGTTCGATCATCCGGTTATTCAAACTATCCCGCATAGAGACAGCAATTTTGCTGTTCAGCTCCAAGGACGCCTTAACCGAGAATACCGCCTCTTTCTGGCCTGCAATTACGATACGAGCTTTCAGCTTATCATCGTTCATACACGTCCAAGGTTCGTATTCTACGTTCCGATCTACGTCATAAAGCACTTTAGCCAAAGCGTCGTAAATAGCGACACCCGCGTTTCGTGTATCCAAAACGCAATAATCCGCCTCAAAGTCAGCGAACAGCTGCTTAATGCGAATGGCTTGTTTTGTCGTTTCAAATTCTGCCTGCGGCTCCATATAGACTACCTGCCGACGATATCCCTGCTTGACCTCAATATGATCTCCGCTGGTATCTGAGACCTTATACTCCTTGCTCTCAGGGAGAGCACGAATGCAAGTAAATACCGAGTTATCGTTGCCGGTACCGCCCTCCGGGGCAATATCGCACGCGATAATACGGATTTCTCCTGCCTGTTTGGGAATTGTGTGCTTTGCCTTGACCTTTGACAGTACGTCCTCGTTCTTCCTTGGATAAAACGGACGTTTCAACACGCGGTTCTTGTTCAGCATATCGTAGGTGAAGTAAGCATGAGCATTCTCGGCCACCATCTGATTTTCATACTCAATCGTCCAGGCAACCCTATCCAGCTTCTTTCGCTCCTTCACCAAGAAGTCACGGGTTTTAATCTCGTGCTTCAAAGCGATGCTGTAATCCATACCAATCAGAACAGATTTGCCCTTGCCCAACATATCGCGGGTCACGAGCTTCATGTAGTCCCACATCCAGTGAGATTTGTACCATGCAGAGCTGATATAGATTTCTTTCGGTTCCTCTTTCAGTTCTTTGTACTCGTCGGGGTACTTGATTCTGAACGGAATCTGCCGCTGGAACAGCGTAGGAGAAAGAACCGTGTCGATAATGCTTTTCACAATCATACGGAACTCTTCATAAATGAAGACTGTAGCACGGTATCCACGCACATTCTCATTGGCAACCAATACAACAATAGAGCTTCCGTTATTAAACTTCACTTCGATATCGTTCTGGTTGTCCTTGATGGTCTTAATCTCCTGTTGAAGCAACGGAGATCTTGGCAAAATCTCTTTGGCGATTTTTTCTGATACGATCAATCTCGCCTGCTTTTTTGTCGCCGAAGCTACGACGATCAATGATCCAGGCCGCAAAATTGCTTCTTTACAGGCATAGACCGCAATGATAAATGACTTTGCCGCACTACGAGCGGCCACAATGCAGATACTCGGAAAAATATCCATCAGATACAAAATGATGTGCTGATAGAGATACAGTGTGATTCCGAAATACCGCTGCACAAAGCGGCTGGGATTCCTTCGCCAAAACGTTATCCAATCCAATAGCTTTTTGACAAACTCAGGGTCGTTCAATTTGCTATTGGGTGAGAAATGTTCATGAACGTGTTTTTGCCGCCCATCCATCAACGCTTCGTAATCCATAACTCACTCCTCCGAATCAGACAGGCTAAATTCCTTGTCCAGTTCCTTAGAGCCGGTCAATAGATTGCGAAGAGGTCTGGTCATGAACCGCTCAATATACTCCTTCAAATGATCGAAGTCCGCATACAGCTTCTTGTCCTTGTAATATTCAGCCGGACAAAACTCCTCGATATCTCGAATCATTTCTCCCAAAGGACTCAGCTGCTTTTCAGCCTCAGCCTTTTTCTTCCGGTCTTCGATCTCAGTAGTAGCTGCGTCAATCTGCGACTTGTAGCTATTCGCAGCCGTACCAATGTTGGAATCCCCCTTCTGAAGCAGCTTCCGCAGGTTGAGCTTCATAAAGCAGATCGAAACGTACAGCTCCTCCTGCCGCTTATCCATCGGCTCGCCGTATCGCTTTACCCAATCCTGATACTCGTACTGCATAGAATCGTAGTCGCCAGCATCAAAACCGACACCAAACCGGCGCACAACCTCCTCGGGCGTCTGGATGTCGTCATTTTTTGCCACATCCTCCACCGTAGGTGCGTTTTCCACATTGGCTTCCCAGCGCCGCACCAATGTATCAGAGTAGGTCGTTGCTCCGTCTACCTGGCTCAAATTCAGTCTGGAAATATAGGTACTGATCCGATTGCGACTCTTTCCATTGCGGCTCTCACTGATCTTTCGTGACGACGCCCAGATATCCAAATCAAAGTACATATCCGTGATCTGGCAAATCCGCTCTGCCGCCGCATCTTCGTCTCCGTCATAGAACTTTACGTACTGTTCGTAAAGCTCTGCAACGCAGTTCTTACAGATAGAGACAAAGCCGTTGTTGCCCTTATAAATAGGGGACTTTGAACGGCCAAAATTAGTCTCCTGTTTTTTGTACTTGTGGCCGCAGCAGGTACAGCGATATTCTTCATCGCTGATTACACGCGGCTCAACTTCGGTAGGCTTCGCATCTTTCACTACCTTTTGCGTAGCCGGTTTCATCAGCTGTTTCTTTGCCGCCATGTCCGCGACCTCCTTTCTATATGACAAAACCTCGGAGTCTTTGGACTTCCGAGGTTTTGTCAATCGTTATTATTTCTTCTGGTGCGCCTGAAGGGATTTGAACCCCCGACCCACGCATTAAAAGTGCGCTGCTCTCCCAACTGAGCTACAGGCGCATATGTTGTATGAAGTGACTCCACTCCCGGCCTCACCACACACCTTTACCTTGGATTCCGACCGCCACTCACAGCCGTGATATGTTATCTCAATCAGGCAATAATTCCGATTTGCACGGTTACTACACTTATTTATCCTCCATTGCTGACTACCATTAGAGGGGCATACTTTCCCAGGCTCACGAAGTCCCGTTGGGGTATGCCAGCCCGCCGCACTCCTGATCGGCTTGCCGCTTTGCTTACAGCGTTTAGGTTGGTCTATCGCGTTTTGCCTGCGCCGGACTTTCACCGGAGGGAGCGACCCCAATCTACCTGCACACGGCCAATTTTTATTTTACCGACGTGTCAGAGCCGTCACACGTCATCATAGGTAGTATCCTTACGGACTGGTGGGATGAGAAGGAATCGAACCTCCGACGCGCAGGGCTTCAACCTGCCGCTCTTCCAACTGAGCTATCATCCCATAGCGCTACGCATTTTTGTTTATCGGCATTGCACAGGACAGCGTAGCAAAGTCCACCGTCCCCTATCGCTGGAACCGCGCCGCTTTCGTACCGTTTGTCTTGGGGTCGTTAGAAAGCAGTAAATATCAACACATCCCGTTGGCGGCGGAAG